GGAAGCCATGGCGACATGGGCTGAACTCCAAGAAGGCAAGAGCCTCGGTCTGGGACGGATACAGAAGTTCTACGAGGCGGTGCCCAAGATGGGAGCGGGGGCCGTGGTCAAGCGGGGCGCGTCCAAACTTTTGGATGCTGCGGGACCAGAGGACCTACTATCATACTCTACGCTAGCCAAAGAGTTTGGTTTGATTGCGCCCATCGACACGCATCCGATGGACATCGTAAAGATGTCGGAGCAAGAGAAGGTTTACGTTCGCTCTCTGGAGCGGCGTGGAGAAAACATCTACGAAGAACCACGGATCAAACTGTCCACCATCCATGCGATGAAGGGCGGGGAGGACGATAACGTGGCAGTATACTTGGGATCGACACAAAGCTGCGTAGATGGAAAGCATCCCGAGGACGAGCATAGGGTGTTCTATGTTGCGGTCACACGCGCAAAGAAGAACCTATACCTAATTGAGACAGATAAAACATACAGGTACGAGATATGAACAGAGACGAAGTCTTACTCAAAGCAGGGGATTACATCAACGGTCAGAGGGCCAAGGACTATGGCGAGGCGTACGATAATTTCACGCGCATTGCAGATGGTTGGAACCTGATCGTCAAAGAAGCATTTGTCAGCACAGGATACCTAACGCCACAGCACGTTGCGTTGATGATGGATTGGGTCAAGACTGCGCGGCTGCTGCATAACACAGACCATGATGACTCTTGGATCGACAAGTGTGGATACAGCGCACTTGGTGCCGAGTTCCACGAACGCGAGAAGAAGATCAAAAAAGCACAGGAAGCATTCATGGGGAAACGCGATGTCACTGGATAAAGATAGCGTCATTGCCGCACAAATGGATCAGGGCAAGGAGATGGCGTGGAACATCCCGTCTGATTTCCCTGACCTAACGCATCACAAGCAGATCGCAATCGACCTCGAAACATGCGACCCGAACCTGACCACGCTCGGCCCAGGGTGGGTCCGCAGGGATGGATACATCGTCGGGATCGCTGTGGCTGCGGGAGATTGGGAAGGGTACTACCCGATCCGCCACGCCAACGGTCACAACATGGATGCGAGGATCGCGCTCAAGTGGCTCAAGAAGCAGATGGCGACACCGCATATCGACAAGATCATGCATAACGCCACCTACGATCTAGGATGGCTCAGAGCCGAGGGCGTGGAAGTACAGGGCCGGATCATCGATACGATGATTACTGGGGCCGTAGTGGACGAGAACCGCTTCTCCTATAGCCTAAACAACCTTGGGCGGGACTATCTAGGCGAACGCAAGAACGAGAAGCTGCTGCGCGTTGCAGCGGCGGAGTGGGGCTTGGACCCCAAGGCGGAGATGTACAAGCTGCCGCCAGAGTTTGTTGGTCGCTATGCCGAGCAAGATGCGGGTATGACACTGCGCTTGTGGGAGCGATTGAAGATCGAACTCGACAACCAAGACCTCTGGAGTATCTGGAACCTAGAAACAAGCCTGATCCCGATGATGTGTGACATGCGTCAGCTTGGTGTCCGCGTCGATATCGACAAAGCCGAACAGGCCAAGAAGTTTTTCAAGGCTGAAACCAAGAAGCTGAAGGACGAGATATTCCGCCAGACCAACGTGAAGATCGAGCCGTGGGCTGCGTCTTCTGTGGCTATGGTCTTCGACGAACTAGGGGTGGCGTATCCTACGAGCGAGAGTACGCAGGACGACATGTTCCGTAAAGGCGGGGTGCCATCGTTTACAAAGCAGTGGCTCTCTGCGCATCCGCATCCGGTAGCCAAGATGATTGTAAAGCTGCGGGAGTTTGACAAGGCGGACAGTACGTTCATCGATACGATCCTGAAGCACGAACACAATGGTCGGATCAACTGCGAATTTCACCAGCTACGCTCCGACGATGGTGGCACGGTGACGGGGCGGTTCTCTTCCTCGAACCCAAACCTACAGCAAATCCCTGCGCGGGATCCCGAGATCAAGAAGCTGATCCGTGGTCTGTTCATTCCAGAGGACGGCACGAAGTGGGGATCGTTTGACTACTCAAGCCAAGAGCCAAGGTTATTGGTTCACTTTGCAGCTAGCCTGAAGGGCGACTTCAAGCATCCGCTCGTTGATAAGATCGTGGAGGAATACCACACGGGTGATGTGGACCTACACCAGATGGTTGCGGACATCGCAGGTATCAGTCGCAAGGAGGCCAAAGTCGTTAACCTTGGTATCATGTATGGCATGGGCAAAGGCAAACTGGCTGCGCAGCTAGACATCTCTCCAGACGACGCGGGGGAACTGCTAGCCACGCACCGTGAAAAGGTGCCGTTCGTTAAGAACTTAGCGGAACTGGCGACACAGCAAGCCGCGAAGACAGGGCAGATACGGACGCTGCTCGGACGCAGATGTCGCTTCCATTTGTGGGAACCTATGTCCTTTGGTTACAAAAAACCTTTGCCTTATGAAGAGGCAATCAAGGAATATGGTCAGCCTCTGAGAAGAGCGTTTACTTACAAGGCGTTAAACAAATTGATCCAAGGTTCAGCAGCCGACCAAACGAAAAAAGCGATGGCGGATTGCTATGCCGAGGGACTTTTGCCTATGCTCACGGTCCATGATGAGTTATGCTTTTCAGTAGAGGGCGACGCTCAAGCACGACGCATCAAGGACATTATGGAAAACGGGCTGTCGGATGTCTTGAAAGTCCCCTCCAAAGTGGATGATGAACTCAAAGATAATTGGGGAGAGATCGAATGAAAACTCTTGGTTTCCGTGAAATGCACCATACTCAAATCCATGAACTACTGGACTTTATCAACTGCTCACTAAATGCAGCATCGATGGCAGATCCAGAAGTCTACGAAGAGATGAGTGAGAAAGCACAGGACCTAGTTGAAATATTCGGTGGCATCCAACTGGTTACTGAGACCTCCCTAGAGATTTAGCCAACGCCTGGGTAGCGGGATCTGTTCCCAACAGAATAGGATCAACCATAGCTGACGCAGTTTGCACAGGAGCAGGGGCCACGGGCAGTGATCCCTCTCTTTGTGGTAGCAGGTCGTCAAACACCCCTGTAGGCGCAGGTGCTGCCGGAGCAGGGCTGCTAGGAATCAAATCATCAAACACCCCTGTAGGCGCAGTTTGCGTGGGCGCAGGTGCGCGTAGCTTTTCAGCGGAAGGCTGTGAACGCGCTAGCGGTTCGTTGATCCGGCTCGATGTCATCCGATTGAACGAGGTGAACGGCACACGGCCCTCCACAAAGGAGCGGCCCTCTGATTTACGCGCGGCGTTGATGTCTTTGGCTAGCTCACGAGATGCAGCCGTAGGATAGAACCGTCCGTCCATGATTGCGTTGACCTCTGAGCGGCTCATGTTCGCGCCCTGCACAAGGTTGCGGCGGATGTCGAAGTCAGACAGGCCAAGCTCACGAGCCGACTGGATGTCCGCGTAGAGCTTGCTCTGCTCACGGTACAAGTTGTCGAGGTAGTTGCCCCACGCTGTGTTCATTTCCTCAATCGTAGCGTCCGCACGTTTGATCACGCGCGTGGCTGTAGTCTTGGCGTCAGTCCGGCGAGGACCATACTCCAAACCTTTGAAGGCGAAATCATTCTGTAGGTCCACGGTCATAGGAGTAAAGCCCGTGACCAGACGCGCACCCTCCTTGAATACGTTGTACTCTTCGCCGCGTTTCCCTGGGAGGCCAGTGGCTGCACGATAGACGCGCCCTGGTTCGAACTCACCAGTCCGCACGTTCTCGAACTCACCCGCCAAACGCACGTACTCTGGAATAATTCCGTTGAGAATGTGGGCTACACCTTTACCGATCTGATCGCCCCGACTTTCGGTGTCCGAATAGACAGTTGCGCCCGTCGCTGTTTTACCACCACGACCAACACCCAAACCTGTCAATCCTTCGCTCGGCAGTACGTCTCTCAGGCGTTCGAAGATCATGGATTCAGAACCGAACGGCTCCAAGAACATCTCCAACCCTTTGAATGCACCCGCTGCAATCTGCTCTGCTTCGCTCTTGTCGAGCTTGCCTGCCTGCGTGTACTTCTCGATGGCTGCACGGACAGGATCGAGGACAAAGGCGTAAGGGCTGATGTAGCTTAGATCGATATAGTCCAGCTTACCCTTCTGGTTGTTGTTCAGGATAACAACGTCGTGACCCGCCATATACTCTGGTAGCTGTTCACGAAGAGCCTCCATCTGCTCCTCTGTCGTGCCAGTGGCGATCATAGATCCACGGACCATGGACTTTGGAATGGTGCTTGCTACTGCCATGTACGACATCAACCGCTGCGCACCCATGGCGCGGAACTGACGCTGTAGCTGATCCGCAACTTGGTCTCCTAACTCTGCGCGAATAGCAGGAGAGACTTCGAAGGACATCTCCTTCAGACCACGGTCTAAGATGTTTACAGAGTTACGAATGTTCTCTGAAGCAAACGAGGTAAAGTTACCGAAGATCGGCACCATGTCGATGGCGCGGACGGCCTTACCAACACGAGGGTAGATCGGCATGGTATCTTTGACGATATCCCCTGCCATGACCTCAGTGTTTGACAAGCCTTCTGTTAGTCGAGTTGCACCCGCATCCCGCTTAACCAATCCGTTGTCCTTCAATGCTTGTAGAACATATGGGTTGTCTTCCGATACCCGTGCGGCTTTGAACGCGTTGAGCAGCTTCTTCTCTTCTCCAAGAAGAGCCAACCCTTTGAAGAATGTATCCGACTCGGAGTAGATCCGCTCAAACAGTTTCATGAACGGGATGTTGCTTTCGAACATGTCTATCGCATTGGTCAGCTTACCAGAGATGGTCAGGTCTCTTCCTGCCTTGCGGTATTCTTTCAAGGCGCGTGTCACCAAGCTGGTGTCTGCCACGCCTGTCAGGCTGATCTTCTTGGCTAGCTGCTCCAGACCCGCATCACTGAGCGTATCCAGGCTAGACGTAAAGATCTTAAACATGTCGGTGAAGTCAGTGTCGCGTCCAAGGTTCGCGTTCCCTGCTAGCATACCCATGTTGCCGACGATGTTGCGGACCTGCGCACCAGGGTTTGGTACGATTGTCATCTTCTGAGACAACGAACGCATAGCGGACAGGATGCCTGTGATCTCGCCCAAGGCCCCAGAACCAAGTTTCAAGGGCGCAGTAAGGGCACCATAAGATTCCGGTGACACCATCATGCCTGTCAAGTTGCCGTAAGAGCCGCCAAAGACATGC